CGGCATAGGTTCTCGTCTCTCTGCCAACATGTAGTCATCTACAGTCTCGCCAGCATCAGCCCAGGTTTGTCCCAGGTAGGTGTTCGTCCACACGCGCAATTGTTCCGGGCTTTTCTTTACCTTCAAGAAGTCTTTCACACCGTCAGCAAGCGGTGTCCAGGGCGAATACAATCCGTTGATTGCGAACCCCGCAACACCAGTGAACTCCTTGCCGGCATGCCATTGTCCGTTACGAATTGACCAAACCCGATCAGAATCGCTCCACAAAACGGCACACTCGCTGCACATATATGCTGCGGTTTCCGGCTGATCTTCAAGCCATTTCACGTTAGACCATGTAAGTGTTTGATATTCCTCACAATGTTTGCAGGGAACATAGAACTCCCGCTGGTCAGATTGTTCGTATGCCTCTGCGATACGGCTGTTGCCTTCATTAGTCGGAGTGCTAACCATGATGACTTTGCGGTTCCAGAACGTGGCTGACCGCTTGCGCGCAAGCTGGATTGGGTCACCTTCTGAACCGGCAGATGGCGGGTAACGGTCAACCTCATCGCAGAGCACAATGCGTATCGGTCTACTAGCCAGGCCGGACGGACTGTTAGCGCCAACCATCGTTATAGCGCCACCTGGGAATATCTTGTGAAGTGTTGTATTACCTGAGTCTCGGGAGCGCGGGTCTTTTACCTTGCCTCGAAGAGCCGGCGTACTCTTGATGAGACCTGCTGCCACCCGGTCCTTACTGAACGCCTGAGCCATTTCAAGAGTAGGTTGGAGCACCAGTATAGGAGAAGGGTCATTGTCAATGTGATACCCCACAATGTTGAGAATAGCCTCGGTTTTCCCAAGCTGTGCTCCAGCCATGACAACAACTTCTTGAATAGTCGAATCAGAGCACGCATCCATTATCCCTCGTTGGTATTCAGCACGGCTTGTGTACCATCTTCCTGGCTCCGCGCTACTCTGCGAGTCTAGCCGTCTTCTTTGGTCTGCCCACTCGCTTACGCTTAGCCTTGGGGGCGGTCTCAGGGTCTCCATCGCTGACTTCAGGTGCGATACCAGTAGTTTTGGTTGGGTCGGTGCTTGGCTCATAGTTGGATAGTTCCTCTAGCGCCTCGTTGATTAGGTCTTCCAGTATCTTTTGGCAAACACCGGCCTTGGATTCGGTTGATAGTATCGGTGCCCCTTTGGTGGGTATGGATAACAGCTTGGATTTGAGCGCACCAAGCACATCATTCCAGGCGTTGACTACATCTTCAGCCGGGACAAGCTCGCCACGAACCTTCTCTAACTCTATCTCGGCAATCTGCGCTTCTGCATTTACCTTGCGTGTCCGAGCCTCATCATAGCTCGAACCGATCTTGACGCCGCCAGTGCTAGGCATGCTTTTTCCTTGGTTGCTTTTGGTGATTCTATAAGCTGTTGTTTACATTAGCAAAATTCTATTTCTACGCGAACTTTGCGGCGCGCGACTACCCACGGCAGTCCGTTCGAGGAGTACCTGCTAAGTGCCTGATATATAAGGGTTTTTTGCCCTTTTCGAGGCTTAACCTGCCCGTTGGGGGATTGTCCGTTTTTCCCTTGCGAATCAATGACTTAGGCGCGTCGCCTGTCGTTTCGGTCAGATTGGGGCCGATTCGCCGCATTCTCGACCGGTTGCCGGGATTGTGTCCGGGTTTACTCTGTCACGGCCAGAATTGACGCTGTCACGACGACCAGGGACGACCAGGGCGACGACCAGGGACGACCAGGGCGACGACCAGGGATGACCAGGGCGACGACCAGGGACGCCATGGGATGGCGACCAGGGACGCCATGGGATGGCGACCAGGGACGCCATGGGATGGCCTGGACATTGCGACCGGGCACAAAAAAGCCGGGACGTGCCCGGCTTGGTTTGGTTTATGGGAGGCGCTATTTATCGCCGGTCCAACTCTCCATTCGGTACCGGTCCATCGCCTCTGCTTGGCCGGTTTCGATGATATAGCGCGCCGTGTCTGTCATGGTCCGGTGCCCATTCACGCACAACGATAGATAGGACTCGGAGACACCGAGCGCGACCGCCACGAATGGCCGGCCACCGTTCGCCTCAATGGCGGCGTTTAGTGTTTCATCTTTCATTAGATACCCCCAGTCAGTTGATAAAACGCAATAACGACGAACGCCGCCCACCCCATACCCGAAGCGAACGCCCACGCGGCCGAGCGCGCATTCTGACGGCCTGCGCGCTGAATCTCGGCCCGGATTCGTTCGGCTTCGTCCCGGCGCGACTCGGCAAAATCACGCGGCAACCCGGCGATTTCCGGGTGACGTTTCGCGCGAAATGGTAGGACCGCGCCCGTTTTGTTTTGGTTTTCCTTTTTCATGCTATGCAACCTCCCGCGTCGCAATAATTTGAGAATCGATAACGAAGCCGCTATCACTTTTTTTGGCCGGTCCCTTGGCGCGTAATCCAATGACGACCGGGCCGGCGTTAACGTTCACTAGGTCGCTAGCGTCGCCGTCTATCACTTCCCGGCCGAGGAATTGCGCCGGTAGTCCATTCTTAAACACGGCCGCAATCGGCACGGCATGCTTGAGCGCCATATCAACCTGTTTGGCGTATTGCCGGCGGCCGCTATACGAAAACATAAGCCGGTAGTTTTCCGGCGTGCTGCCCAATCGCTTGGCGCGCTTCGTATAGTCATAAAAGAATATTTGCGGAAATGCCTGCGGAATGCCGTGCGCTTCCCATTCGATATCCGATAACACGTTTAAACGTGCGACCGGCTTAACATTCTGCCGCGCGCATAGGTTTTGGAATCGGTCCAATTCGCCGCGCAATCGGTCGAGGAATTGCTCCCGGTCCGCATGCCATAAATCGGCGCGCCATTGCCGGCCGGCTTTTACATTCTCAAACGCGCCGCGCCCGGCGGCTTTTAGGCAATCGTCAAAACATCCGGCGGCTTTGCTGCCCGGACACAATAGCGCGTCGGGCATAAGCGATAGGCTCGCCACCCGGACCGCGTCACCTAGTTTTTGCGTCTTGGCTACTTTCGTATTCCCCGGCTTGGCGCTGGTGTCCAGCAATGGTCGGTTATTCATTGTTGCCGCCCTCCATCGCTTGCACGTTTTCCGCATGGTCCGCGAGCGCGGCAATGCCGGCCATGCCTGACAAGGCAAAGGCAAAGGCAACGCCGAGCGCGGAACCTGAAAACGTAGTGAATAAAAGCGCGGACATTGTCGCCCAGACGGCGAGTTTGGTTTTTCCGTTCATGTTGTATTTTCCTTTTTTGTTGATGCGGAGTGCATCGCGGAGCGCGTCCCCACGCGCTCGACGTTGGACTCTGATTTAAGCGGCTGCCGTGCCGCCATTGCAAGCGGCCATCAATTGCTTGGCGGCGTTCGCAAGCTCTCGTTTAGGCAACATGTAAGCGATTTCTTGCGCCCGGTCCCAGTGCTTTTCCTCGGCGGCTAGATGCATTTCCTGTTTACGCCAAGCGGCGTCGCCGTCGAAGTCCTCGCAGATAGCAGCGCAATCGACGTTGAAATCAACGAGGCGCATCGCTCGCGCCCAATTACGCACGGCGGATTGGTGCGCCGGATTTATCGCCCGGACAGACTCGGCGGCTTGCAAGTACTCGGCTTTTTTTGGGAATTCTATAGCCATTGTGTCTTTTCCTTTTTTGGTTCGGGTTATAGGTCGGTATTGTTGCCGGGTTCGGTTTCGGCGTACTGAATCAGCACTTCGCGAACGGTCCGCTCGGCGACGATGTGATTGAAGCTTTCGCGCTGCCAAGAATCGAGCGCGCAATAAGCGCTGAACAATTCGCGCATCGCCCGATCTAATTGTGGCGCGCGAGTATCGGCAATGCCTTTCGAGACCAAGAAGCTTTCGTATCGTGTTTCCATTTTCCTTTTTCCTTACTGGTTGTTTATACAGTGCGCCGTCACCCCGTGGCAGCGCTGGGGATTTTATACAGGAACGAATTGACACTGTAAACCTTACCCGTTCCTTTATACGCAAAAAAAAGCCGGTGCCCGTCGATAGTCTGAACCTATCAAAACGGCGCGAGCTCGCGCCGGTGTCATAGTCCGCGCCTATCCATAAACAGGGGCCGATTCCGCGCCGCGCGCGCTCATTCTGGCCGGCGTCCCGATTCCCGACCGATTGCCGAACCATTGCCGGCGATTTTCTCCCCGGTCCGCGATTCCCGGCCGATTGCCGGCGATCCCGGCGGATTTTCCGGGATTCTGCCCGATTTCGACCGATTTTCACCGATTTTCGACCGATCGCCGCCGGTGCATGCCGCCGGACCCGAAATCAGGCCATTTGACCCCAAAAATGACCTCCGTGGGATAGTAAAGACACTCCGTGGGATAGTAAGCACCAAAACAGCACTTCGTGGGATAGTAAAGTAGCTCCGTGGGATAGCCTTTGTGCCCAGGAATAGGCCGCGCCTGGCCCTCGACCACTCCGTGGGATAGTAAAGGCCAAAAGTAGCTTCGTGGGATAGTAAATACCCCTCCGTGGGATAGTAAAGTAGCTCCGTGGGATAGCCTCTACTAAGCTCTGCGCGTCCTCTCTGCCTGCTTCAACGCCTTGTTGAACTCGAACATGATGCGCTGCCTGGCGTAGCGGTAGGCGATATCACGCGCTGGAAACAGCCTACGAATAGGTCTGCTCTTGTTACCAGTGGTGAAGATCTTCTTCAGCTTCGTGCCGCCCTTCTTGCGCTTCACGCCCACCCGTTCATATAGGCCAAGGAACTTATCGGTCTTGGGTTTACCAGCAGGGAATCCATAGAAGTATCTATCTTTGTTCGCGCGATACTTTGCGTAGGCATCTGGCTTAATGTTGCCGTGCTTATTGATAGCGCCCCTGGGCGTGTTCTTCGTAGGCTGCAGCAGGTTGGTTCGACCAGGCTTGTCTGGTGGCAGTACGGTTCCGCCCTCAATGATGTTTTCCAGGTAGCGTCGCTTCATACCTCCACCGCCACTGCTGGGGTCTTTAGACCCACTGACGGATGTTCTGGTGCCAGCTAACTCAGCAAATATCGTGGCCTGTAAGTTCTTCTTCGTAGACTTAACGTACTGGAAGCCTTGCTTAGTGAATCGCTCTGCGCCGCCTTTCAGATACCTGTCCACCTGGTTACGAAGCTCACCCTTACCGCCCTGGCCCACTGCAATCTGGAACGCCAGTTTGTTCAGCGCGACTGAGGCTGCGAAGGGTATCTGGTCGTTGTGTATGACGCTTAGGCGCTTGATTGCCTGGTCGATATCGAAGTTGGCAAAGCGCAGTTTGGTTGGACTGCCAGGCGTCAGGTGTGGCGTCAGCTTGTTCATGCCGGCTCGTTGAAGTCGAGTTCTTCGTATTGAATGCCAAGGTATTCAGTGATTGACGCCAGGGCATGGCAGGAACAGCCACACTCGACACAAAACAGCATCAGGTGTATGTCAACCATCCACTTGGTGTCACCGCAATCGGGACATGTAAGCACCATGTGCTCATTGATGGCCCCTGGGAAGTTAATGATGTCAGCCATGTTGGCTCCTTGTCTTTGAGCCGATAATGACTGTGGATGGCGCCGTGGGCTAGTCGTTTTCTGTGGACAGGTCAGTAACCACTAACACAGGACTTATGCACTTAGGGCACCTAGCCAATAGATGGTCGTTGCGGTAGCTATGACCGCACGAGGCGCAATCTATCTGGAAGCGTACATCTCTCGTAACATCTTGACGCCATCTTCCCCCAACGTCTCGTTTGCCTGCTTTGGTGCGGTGCTGTTGTTCAAATCGTCTTTTTGCTGCGTGCTTGCCCATCTTGTCCATTCGTCAATTGCCCTCATCCTCTTTATGATTTCTTCAGTCAGTTCCTGCATCAATCTGTTCGCCCTTTACCTTGAGTCGGTAGATGTTGTTCACCCACCATGTGAATTCGTACTCGTCCATCGTTCCCTTCATAATGTTGACGCTGTACGCCACAATCTGAATGTTCTTCTTTGTGTATCCTAGCTGCGGACTGATTCTGTCTATGGAGCAGTTGAATGATTTTGCTCCACCGCCGTCTCGGTAATGGGTTAACACCACCCCACTTAGCGCGCATCGTCCGTCCTGTTTCTCATATATCTCAACAAAGTCATCAACTGTGACTTTCCACTCATATCCTTGCTTCTTCCTGTTGTGACCCAGGCTGCTGTGCAGTTTCTTTAGGTAGTAGGTAACGTCACCGTTCACCTTGGCATACATCGCCTCTCGCCGGCACTTACTACATGAAGAAACCTTGTTAGCGCGCCGCTGCGGCTCAAACTTGCTCGGGGACAGGTGCTCCTCGCATATGCGGCAAAATATGGCCTCCCCCTGGTCATCGTTGTCCGTATCTTTCTCAGGCCGACCTTTCCCTAGCCCTGTTTGAAAGCTCATGTATATACGCCTCGTAGTTCAACCCGAACTTCTTATCGAACCATTTTGCCCAAGTATACTTGCCAGACGGCACTATCTGGTCTTTCTTTCTGTCTTTGTAGATATCTCGCGCCATGCAGCACACAAGATATTCGTAATCTGTTTCAAAGTCCTTTCGTTCCAAGGCCATCTAGGCTTTCCTTGTATTCTTTTTCTATCTCCAGAAGCTCGTCCACTGTAAGCGGTTTAGAGTTTCTGGCCTTCCCCTGCAGCCATTCCACGGTCTCCCTGCCGTAGGTGTCAATCATGTGGAGCGTATATTCCATGAGAGCGCCGTGCTTATAGGTATTACACCCAGGACACTGAGGCCATATGTTCTCCTCAATGAAATAGACGGCGTCATAGGTCTTGGGTATGAAATGCCCTGCGTGCATCTGGCGCCAGTGCCTCTTCACGTTACAGGTCGTACACTGAACCATGCCGTCGTTATCGGCGTGCTGTCTTCGTATGTACTCACTGCATATCCGCCATGCGCGGTTGCGTACTGTTTTCTTAGTGGGCTTGCGACTTTTAGGCTGGGTGACTTTAGGAGCCATGAATCATCCTTGATTTGATTAACAGGGTGTTTAGCTCACTGAGTCGCTTGGCAGCCTTTTCTCGTTCTTCTTTGTCTTCCAAGCCGAGACCAAGGCCGGCTAACCGACCTGGTCCCTTTCCTCCCCAAGCAACATCGACATTGAACAACTCGGACTCGGTCCTTCGTATCGCCGCCTCTATCGTCGAGGGTTTAGCAACGAAGTTCACGTTAGCCGGCAACAATGTTGATTGGTCTATGCATCGCCACGCATTTAACGCAACGCGATTGACCTGGGTGAGATACAGTTGCGAAGGCAGATATCGGCTTCCACTTCCTACAGATACCGCACTTGCTCACGCCATCCCTCATGGATTCAGATTTGATGGCGTAGTCGTAAACTGTGACCTCGTTACCCTTTGCCATCCACTCTTCCACGAGCTTTGCTGACTCTTCGCTTTGCTGCCGTTTCTGGTCAGATATCGGTGACATCATGCCGCGGACCTCCCGGCGCCCGAGTACTCATCAATAACCCATTTACCTAACGTGCCACGCATATAGGTCTGCTCCTCTGTGCTATAAAATCTCTTTATAGCAGCATCTACGAGCTTTTCCATCCACACCGGGGCATCTTCGGGCATGGTCACTTCCAGAGGTTTACCCTCTAGATACATGCCGTGGAACTCCACGCCGAGCTTATGCTCCAGCATACGGTCAGCCATGATGGTTAGGTCGTTTAGTTCACGCTCCCTATCGCCTCTCTTAGCGACGATGCCATCAGACTTCTGTGGCGAGAATGCGTAAACCTCTTTGGTTATCTCAGCTATATCGGGGAAGAACTGGTTCTTCGTGAGCAGTCTTCCCAAAGCTTCTGTGAGTTGTACCTGCGTGAACCGGCTTAGCTCCTGGAAATATATGTCTTCCAGCGTAGGCCAGTCTTTGCGCTTGTTTGGCTTGTATGCCAACCATTGCTTGAAACAATCTCTAAAGGTCTGTCTATCCATGAGTTCCCCCTCATTTCTCTGCTTGGTCTATCGATATTTCCTTCTCAATGATGACATCGATTACTTCTAGTAGTTTGCCCAGGGCGGCGGTGTCACCAGTCTTTGACCACTTTATAACGTATTCCACCGCCTTTCCTTTGGCGTAGCTTAATTCGTTCGCGACTGAGTAGTCAGTGTACCTAATGGGTCCGGGCGGATTAGCCTCCATCTCCAATATGAACTGCGTGTACTGCCTTGCTTTGCGCAGGTCGTTGACCGGGTCTTTCTTTTCTCGGGTTATGTACTTAACGATGTTCGTCTCGCACGGCCCGAGATTGTTGCCAAGACAGAACTCTATGGGCTGGATAACCAGCCGCTCATAGTGATCACCGCCTACCTGCGTGTGCTTAAAATGGGATGTCATCTTCATATTCATCCTCTTTAGTTACGGGGGCGGGAGCCGGTTTAGCAGTGGGGTTGTCACCCTTCTTGTCGAGCAGCTCGACTTCATTGGCGATTACTTCGGACCACGTTCTCTTCTCGCCGTCTTTCTCATATTGGCGGTTAGAGATACGTCCAGCGACGGCAATCTTGGAACCCTTCGCACAATACTGTGCGATTATCTCAGCAGTCTTGTTGAAGGCCGTTATGTTGTGCCAGGTGGATTCGTCTTTGCGATCGCGAGTAGCAAGGCTAAAGGTAACCACTGTGGTGCCATTAGCTGTTTGCTTTTGTTCTGGGTCTCTACCGAGGTTGCCAGTTAGGAATGCTTGATTCATGCATTGCTCCTTATCTTTCTATCTTTCATCTTTAGCCCCCCCACGCGGGGGGGAATATATTGAAGATGTACGGAAAAGCGTACAGCTTGTTATCAGCACATCGTCAAATTCTTCACTCTAGAGCTACCGTCAGGACACACACCGTCCTGCGCCGGGTATAAGCACTCAACCCCTGACTCGCGTTTTAGGTTCCAGCTAATTGGCTGTCCCTCATACCTAGTCCGTCAGGCAAACTATCGGTGGTGCTCGCTACCGTGTCTCGTAGTCTCTGAAGGCTCCGGGCCATCCTTCAGCATCACACCCGCTTTAAAAAGGTTGGGCAACCCAAGAGAAAAGGATAAAAACTCTTGGGCCGCCCCTACCACAGCCCCACATAGGGAGGGGAAGGGACTGTGGTAGTTACGCTACATCTTCCAGAAAACGCTCAATCTCTGCAACCCTGTTGTCAGGAATACCCTGACTTCTCCACTTGCAGACTGCCTGCCTGGTGATGCCTAGAAACTTGGCAAGGTCGGTAAACGATGCGTCTTTACGCACCAGCCTAACCTTAAATTCTATCCAATCTTCGTTGCTCATGAACGCATTAGGCCATAGCAGGTTTGCATGTGCAACTACTTCATGTATATTGGTTGCAAATGTTAACGGGAGTATTCGTGCCGTATAAAGACCCGACAAAGCAGAGGGCAGCACAAAGGGAGAGCCAGCGGAAAAGAAGGT